AGTGCCTTACGTGAGAGTGACCAAAAACGGAGACGTGATTTTGGAGGGGATCGAGTAAGACGAAAAACCCCGGAGTTCCGGGGTAAAGTGGGGGTGTTACAGCACCCCCACCCCGCCAGGCTCAAAAGCCGAGAAGCAAAAGCGCCACGCCCTGCGACGACCTCAGCCCGGACGATAAAGCCGTCCGCCCTGCCCCGATGGGCCCTACAGGGGTCTATGCCAAAGCAAAGCAACGTCAAAAGCGCCTCCGGCGGGCAGCCCTTTGCTGCATCGGCGGGAGGCTGGGATGAAAAGCACATCCCAACCACCCACCTCAGAGGATAAAGGGTCGAGGTGTGGTAAAGGGGCGCTACGCTCCGGGTCTCCGTTCATCGCGACGATGGAGCGTGTCACGACGAGCCGGGGACGCGGCCCTTGACCAGGACAGATCGGGTGATTAAAGGTAACGGAAAAGCAGTTACCAATATCAGACAAGCGGTCAATTTATAGTAACGTTACCGGATGACTATTTACGGTAACGTTACTATAATTACTCCAACAGCACTGGAGAGCCGTGATGATCGACCACCTGGACAAGCAAACAACCTCCCTCCCCCTGGAAATCAAGCGCGGCCGCGGTCGTCCAAAGAGCGGAAACGCGCTGACACCGGCGCAGAAACAGAAGGCCTACCGCGAGCGGAAAAGGGGTAACGTTACCGCAAATACCGTAGCGAACCTGGACGAAAACATAGAGCTAAGAGCCAGGCTGCTCGAAGCGATGGAAGAGATCGAGAGCCTGAAAAGCAAGCTCAGAGCCGAATACAAGCTTGGCGAGAAAGCCAGAAAGAAGCTGGGCGAACTGGAGGAAAAACTTAAAAGTAACGTGACCGAAAATCAGATTACAGGAGCCTGGGTGATCCAAAAACGGGGAAAAAACTCGAAAAAATGGACAACAATCGGGGACCCAATCGAAACGCTAGACGGGGCAAAAGCAGCGATCGACTACATGCAAAACAAGTCGATTTCAGGCGAAGAATGGACCTGGAGAGCGATGCAAGAAAGCGGACTCACCTACACCACTAAAGCAAGTCGATAGACCGCGCAATAGCCCTGAGGCTTTCGACCAGGGCGTCTAATTCAGCAGACTCATTATCAAAGGCAGCCACACGAGACCTAAGTCGTCGAGTTTCTGCCACCAGGCGCGCATACGATTCAACCAGCGTTTCGACCGCGTCGGTGGCATCGGGGTTTCCTGTATAGGCCTTGGCATCGCGTATAGCTCGATCTGAGAGGGGGATGGGCGTTCGCATAATGCGGCCTATGTTACGCGACCCGTGGCGCCTGGAGAGCATCCACAGGCCGCTCAACATAAGCCGGTCCATTATGCGAAGCCTTGGATTTCCCCAGCGGGTGGTGGTAGCCTACTTTTCATAACCTAATCGTCTAACTCGACTAAACGACTATTTAGTTGAGTTATTAGAGGCCACAGCCATCGGGGCCTGATGTGCTGAATCGCTCACTACAATCGGTTGCACCTGGGCGGCAGGATGAACAGAAGCTTGGCCAGCGCCGTCGGCTCGTTGCTCTGCACCGAGCCGCGCCTCGCCTCCGGCGCTGGCCAGACGCTCACCAAGACAAGCCACAGTACGGTGGACGTTCTTGTACACCAGCTCAGCAGCACAGGTACCACGGGCAAAAATCGAGTAACCGGCCAGCGACAGGTCTTTAGAAGTCTGAGAAAACTGGTGACCATCCTTAGTCATCTTGAACATGAAGCTAATGCCCTTCTCTTCATTCCACAGACTGCCCTCAACGGAAATCTCAAAACCATCGAATGGGTCTAATGGTGTGCTATCAGATGCATTAATTTGCTTAGAAGAATCGCCATGAACAGCCACGTTATCACGCGCAACAGGACTTTGAGGAACAGCGCCCTGGTGAACTTGAGGACTGGACGCAACAGGTTTAACAGCGAGCGGATTAGAGAACGCAGCTGAACCATTAGACCAGTACACGTAGCCAAAAATAGCAAGTACCACACCGACGAGCGCAAGGATGCGAGGCGACGCGAGGACGTTTTTGCCCGCCATGGTGTCTCGGTGGAGTCCGGTAGCTGTTGAGTCATAGAGCTTGAACACCCGCTTATCAATTTTTCGAAGAGTTACAATATTGGAACCATCAGTAGGCGCCTTGTTCTCCTGGGCGCTGTGCATAGCCTCCTTGTAATCCTTGCCAACAATCTTTTTCATCCACTTGCCCAGGAGCGCAAGATTGGAATGCTGATAGGCAGCCTCGGAAGTTCCACGGATATCGCTGTGAACATACTTAATGTTCGGCGTCGTTAACACGATATCCCAGTTGAAATGGCGATGACGTGTCCAGGCATCAAGGAAGTTGATTGGACGATCAGCAAGCTTCGCAGCATCAGGGCCACCGGGGAAATCAAACCGCTCAAGGTACTTATCGTTCCACTTCTGTGGAAATAGCGTCTGAGCTTCGTCGAAGATCATGAATGCATTACGAGGAACCCATTGGAACCAAGTACGAATACGCTCAAGGCCAATCTCAGACTCAAAATCAATAAACTCTACATCAAACGTAGAGGGAAGATCGTCAAACAGGTTCTCAAAGCGCTCACGAGACATACCACGGACGTTAGTGACAATCAACCGCCCTGCCCTTGCAGCTGGTACAGCATCATCCCAAACAGCGCCGGAAGTCTTATATGAGCCATTAGGGCCATGATGGATTTTAATGGCCATATCAAACACCTGCTCCCGGAAGCATGCGGAGAACGAGCTTTGTGGGGATGGCAGCAAGAATCAGTGTCAACCCCTGAGGGACACTAAAGAACGAAAGAGTTGACTGAACATCACCGGAAAGACCACCCCAGGCGGATTGGAGCAAAGCAGCAGCACCAGTATCAGTCGCAATCTCAGAGACAACGTCAAAAGCAAGCTTCAAGCAGAACAACTTGAACTTGACCATGGAGTAAACGTAAGCCTCAACGGCGACAGCGAGAAAGTCAGTTAGTAATGTGTAAATACCATTGGTAATGAAGTCCCAACACGCCTGGAAGAAGACTGTAACGGCGTTGAACCAAGTGGCAATCCAAGTAATATCCATGAGAACACCAATGAGTTAGGAAAAGAACGACAACAAAAGGGAGAAAAAGCACGCTCCAAAAAACATGTAGATGCCGAATTCGAAACGAGAGTCCAGGGGCGAACAAAAGATAGCAACCAGAAACGGGAACAAGACAACAACGCCAAGAAGCAAGATTTCCATAAATCACCCATAAATGATGAATAGCGCAAGAATCGCACAGGCAACATAGATCGCAGAACCAATCCAAGACAGCGAGTCAGCGTATTGATCCAGGCAGAAAGACAGTTGAACGTTCAACACCGGTATAGTGACAGGTTGGGGGCAATACAACTTCCCGCCGGAGGCTGCGAGGTTAACACCGAGAGAAAACTTAGTTTTCATCTGCGCTATCAGGTCCTCAAGATCGGCACGAGCGGTCTCAGTCTTAGCGTCCCAGGAATCCGCAGCACCATCAAAAGAACCCTTCGCAATAGCCTTGAGAGGCGTCAGAGTGGGTCCTCCATTGTCGTCATCCCCATCAGAGGTGGCATCACTGGCTGAGGCAGTCGACCCAGTTGAAGTGCAATTAGAACCACTACAAGTAGAAGCATTAGACACCACTGTTCCATCGCTCTTTGTGGTTGTTGTTCCTGTAGAACTAGTTGTAGTAGTCGTGCAAGAGTTAACACCATCACACTTGATAACAGTAAGAGTGTTATCTTTAGTGCTGGTGACAGTGCCATCAGTGTTTGAAACATCGGTTTTCTCCGAATAGAGAGTACTGTCGGTGGAAGACGATTTAGGATTTTCAACACAGGTCCAAACGTCGTTAACAGTGCCACACGACGTAGTACCGGGGTGAGAAGCAGAAGCGGTAGCAGTACAAGTGGCCTTGCCGGTGCCGTCGGCGGCATAGACACAATCTTGATCGGTCTTTGTATCTGTCGGTTGACCGGCGGTGCATGCATCACCAGTGCACTCCTCAGAAGTAATATCAGAGGTGGCGGCCAGTTCTTTACCAGTGATTGTCGCATCGCCAGTACAAACGTATTGACCCTTAGTGGTGTTCTTGCAAAGCATCACACCACCAAAAGTAGCCTCACAACCATTAACGGATATTGTCGACGGGGGATTAGAACCACTAGTCATAGCAACGTGGTAAGACTTAGCGGTAGCACCCGCAGCGGCAGCGCACTTGCTAGAACCTTCGCAAATGCCAGTGGAAGCATTCAACGTAGAACCAGTAGAACAAGAGTCACCGAAGCGACCTACAGAAAGAAAGTTTTTAGTCTGGCCGTCGCTATTCGAACCCATACAGTTATAAGTTGTGGCGTCAACTTCGACAGGGCCGGTATATGTATACCCGGCAAATGTCGTACCACCGTAATAGGCAGACATCATACCTTCGCAGGCGGAAGAAGGGTCTGAATAATGAGGATTGGAACTATTTCCGTAGGTCCAATAATAATCCGTAGCAGAAACAAACGTAGAAAACGTCAACAGGAGAAAAACTAAAAGGAAACGCATAAAAAACCCCCGTCTCCGGGGGCTGTGAATCAAAGATACTCAGCGCACCGGATACCAGATACCAGTGCGCTGGCCATGAGAACTCCGGCCAGCGCCGACCAAATCACGAGTGATCAGACTTTGCGGATAACGGCGATGATGATGCCCACGACCGCGAGGCCGGCCACGCAGGCGACAACAGCAGCGCCGGTAGTGGTACCAGAAGTCTGAGCCGCAGTGATGGCCGTGACGGCAGAGGTGGACAGGTCATCAGCAGCCTGGGAACTTACAGCGGCCAGGAGAGTCGAACCGCCGACAGCAGCACCAACGATAGAACGGAACGAGGGAACACGGACGAACTTACGAGCGAGGTTTTTCATTGTTAACTCCGACGCACTTTGCGTATTTGAGAAATGATGATTCCAACGGTAAAGCCTACAGCGAACAAACCCATAGTCCCGGCAAAGAACGTGGAGAATGTATCGCTGTCAAAACCACCAGAAGCCAAGAGGTTCAATTGAGCCTCCTGGTCTGGCGTTACAACATAAGCGTCTACCCAGACTTGCGAACTGCAACTCCCTGACGTGAAAGTTTGGCAAACAAGCACAGACTGAGTAGCCACTTAAGATGTTCCTAACTGGCGTTGACCAGGACAAGGCAAAGGTTCTGGAGTCTCAAACGCAGAACCAAAGCAGTCAGGGCACAACGCGAAATGTGGAGGCTTGCCCAGGTCGTGAAGCAACTCAGGCGACTCCGCAGGAAGCGAAAGCAAAGTACCTATATAGCACTCGCAGAAGTTGCAGAAGACACGGCCCAGGCAGAACATTTAGACAGCCTTCGCAGCTGGAGCGCTCTGAACAGGACGCGACTCCTCAAGACGCAGGGGCGGGCCAATCAGGGTATAACGTTCCTGAGGCTTGTTATTGAACAACTCACATTGAACTGCAACGGGAGCGAAAACCTGAGAACCAATATGCGTGCGGTAGGCGTTATGGAGACCCTTCTTGAAATCGCTGCCAGCAACCATGATCTTGCGGAGGACAACAACCTCGAAGCCGTCACGGTCAGTGGAGATATCATCAATACCGATAACAGCGTACGGGTTTTTACCTTGAACGTCTTCATTCTTGATGATTACGTTTTTAACAAAGCCTTGCAAAATGATCATATTAGTAACCCATGTGGGAGCAAAAAGATGGAGTGCCGTGAAGTTCAACTTCACAGTAGCCGTAGCGCTGGAAATCATCGACCAGACGCCAATAACGCTTGGATTCAGCATCAGGAGAAAACTGAGGACGAAACTCCAAAGGAGTCGGAGGCCCGACGAAAACACGAGAGTTGATATCGACACGGAGAGAGTCAAAATCAACAACGGAGTAACGACCAGGACGAGCGAAGTTGACGCGATGCTGATCACGCAGAGTAGGCGCCCTACCCTGCAGGAGAATACGATTCATGCGGCCACCAACTGAAGATGGCGGGGAGGTTTAGCCGCACGATAGAACGAAGGCGGCTGGCAATTGAGAGACATATCAACTTCACGAACATTGTGAATGAAGACAACGCCGTGGCGAGTACTATCGTGAGGCAACTTAATGTCTATACCAATGCGGCGGAGACGAGCGCGATGCTCCTGAACCTGAGACTTCTCAAAGTCAAAAGTTGCACCATTCATCCACTCATAAGCGTAGCCAGCAGTGCGGCCGGCAGCCTGGACAGATTTGCAGATACCCTTGTTGATCAACTCCTGGGTAATGCTAACAACGTCGTATGCTTGGAGGCTCATTTTGTCACCCACCTTTAGAAACTCGCCATGAATTTCCCACAACTCAGCCTCTGAAAAGAGACCCCAAAAACAAAAGCGCTCTCGCTTCAAATACTCAGAACGCAACTTAATTTCGTAACGAACCATACCGACAGAAGCGCACCAGTCCCGCAGAGCAAGGACATAACGATACTCTTCGGAATCCTCACCAAAGGTCCGTTTAACTTTGGAGAGCAAGTGAGCAGAGATTTCAGCAGACTTGTTGTAAACGCCTGGATAAACCAAACGACCTGCTTTCTCACCACCCTTAGGAGTCCAAACGACTGTATTCATATCGGGATAGACATAGCCAATGGAATGGCGAAAACGCTGACTTGATAGACCACGTATGAAAGCGCGCTCATTGCCCTTGCCGACAAGAGCGTTATCAGTAAGGTCGAGCCGCTGAAAAACAGCACCATCAGCGATTACATCGCCATTCTGGAGCCGATCAAGTTTCGTGCATTTGGTCATCGCCGGAAGCCCGAGCTCCAGGAGAATGGAGTTGATGACCTTCATGCAGTCATCGAGGGTGGACAGGCCAAAAACATTGTCCAGACGATTGATGCGGGAAGGATTCCCATCAACGGTGATTTTGCGACCGCAAACGTGGATGCGCATGCTAGTGCAGAAGCTACCCTCAGCCATGAAAGCGGGAGCGGTTTCAGCGAGAAGCTCATCAGTCGCACCATCGAAATGGCGGATGATCCGGCTGGCTTTACGAGGCAGCTCGAACGGGTATTCCTGATAAACCTTCACCCAGTCGTAAAAACCAGAGTGGCCTGCGTCAACGACCATGGTAGTCCCTTGCACATGTGGACAAATCACATTGGCGGCGATTGTGCACAGGGGAACTTGTTCAGTCAACACAAATCACATGTGACCAGATAACATGGCGACGAGTTAACAAATGAG